TGCCAATAATGCAGTTTCAATTCCCAAAGGTTCCGGCTTAAACGTTTCGTTTTCGCCCGGTTTGCCTTTGCCTACTGCAATAGCTGTACCAAGTGCAACACCGACTCTTTCGCCAAGCTCGTTTTTGATATAAGGAATAAACTCTTCGGTTGCCATTGAACGTAGTTTCCATGTTACGGTGATAACCTTTGACAGTTCGCATCCTGTCAATGTCAACTGCCCAAACGTATTCTTTTCGTCTGCTGTAGATGTGGACTCATCATACCAAGCTGCGTCACCTGCTGCTATTGCGGTGTGCTTATTAATCGTCAGCGTACCTTTAACATTGTACTTCTTTACGTCAGCCAGAAGCGGATACATTTCCTCTGCTCTCTTCCAAATTCCAGCTACAACGTTTTTAGGAATCAGTGTAGGAGTATTGCCGGTGTCGTGAGTATAAGTGTTCTGAAACTCAGCATTTACTTTATCAAAAACCGCCTGCTCGTTTGCGTCAAGCTTTTTGCCCTGCATAGTCTTAGCCCATGCGGTTTCATACATCTTGTCATCATTCACGGGTACAGGTTTTTGAATGGCGTCAATCGCTTTGGCATCTCCAACGTCAACGGATTTGTCTTCGATGTCTGTCACTTTTGTGCTGCCCTTCAATGCGGTCAAGTTTGCGGTTGCCTTTTTGGCGTTTTCCCACTTCTCGTCCAATGTTTCAACTTCTTTCATCTTAGCATCAGCATCTTCGGTTTTGCCCTCTGCAATAAGATTCTCTATCTCTTTTAAGAGAGCGTTCCTCTGCTTGAGGTATTTTTCTCTAAACATCTTCTTTTTCTCCTTTCAGTTTTAAAAATTTTAATTTTGATATTAAAATATCCGATTCGTTTCGAACCGGATTCTTAACCGTGTTACGCATTTTGTTTATTACTTCCGGCGGCAATAGACCTGAATAGGATGTGCTTGCCGCAAATTGTATGTCCTCGAACATGACTTCGTCAATGAAACCAAGTTCTTTTGCTTTTTGTGCTGTCATCCACGTTTCTTTATCCATTAATGCCAATAATTCCTCTTGTGTTTTACCTGTCTTAATTCTATAAGCGTTGGCAATTGTGTCGTTGGCATTTTTTAGAATTTCAGCGGTGTGCTCCATTTCTCGGTAGTCACCCGCAGCACAAGAGCTTACGTTATGAATCATCATTTGAGCCGTTGGTGACATCATCACCTTATTACCAGCCATTGCTATTACAGATGCAGCACTTGCAGCTAGACCTACTATTTTTACTGCCACATTCCCCTTGTAGGATTTTAAAGCCGTGTAAATTTCGCTCCCGGCGAATACGCTCCCGCCGCCGGAGTTGATTTCAACCTCTAAATCCTCACCATTGGCTTTTTCAAGTACTTTGTCAACCATACTCGGGCTTGTGGCTTCAATACCAAAATATTCATATATCCAGACATCGCTATTGCCTACAATCGGACCTTTTATTTTTACCTTCACTCTTCATCACTTCCTTTCTTCAACTGCCCTGTGTCTTTTCTAAGCACATAAGTGTCTCCGCCCTCGCGTGGTGCCATATTCAGAATCGCTCTAACCTCGTTCGGGTTCATAATTCCACGGTCAACAAATTGCACTAAGTTTAATTTCGTCTGCATACTCGCAAAGTTCAGATTAGAGCTTTCAAAGATTATCTTGTTTCCGAAGCCCCGTTCGCGCCTTGAAAACAGTTTCCGCGTGTATTCTCCACTTAACTGAATTACATCGGGTTCAACAGATACTTCGTAGTACGATATCCAATCATCTTCACTGTATTTACCTTGCACAATCTTGTCGTTGGTGTTGAAAAAGCTGTAAATCCGTTGCGTAGTCTTGTCCATTTGTGAAGCGTTCGGGACATAGTCTTTCGGCTCTACCTGTATGGCGTCTGCTTTGGCATCTGTAGCGGCGGCACCTACAGATTCGCTTTCTATACTCAAATAGTCCTCAACAAACTGCTTTGTCTGCTTTTTTAAGTCCTCCGGCCGCAGGGTTTGATTGAATTTCAATAACCATTTGATAATATTTGAGTTTTTGATTGCCTTTACAATGCCCTGGTCTGTGGTATTAACAATCTCCATCAGTGGAGCTAATGCTTGTGCCGGAGAATCCCCAAAAATTTCGTTGTTGTTGAAGTCTTTCCGCAAGTGAATTATATCCGTGTATCTGAATGTTACATCCCGGCCAGTTCGCAATGTAAATTTCAGAAATGTCTCGCCTTGGTTGTTTTGCAATGCCTCACATGCCGTAGCCGTTATAGGGTATATCTCCATTGGATAGCCGTTTTCGTCCCGATTGATATAGGCAAACGCATTGTTATTAAGTTCAAGCTGTGTTGCAAGTTTTTCCTGTAGCATTTGTCCCGTCATATACGGGTTCGGTTCTTCAAGCAAAAACCTGATGTACGGTTCAGGATTGACTTTTATATCCTTCATCCCATCAGGCTTTATTGTTTCACGTATGTGCTTCCCGACAGTTTTTCCTATCGCCCGGACTTTTGGTCTTATTGCACTTCGTACAATGTCACTTTGGTACAAATTGCCGTTCCAAGCATAAAAACCGCCGCCCTCATCCGTAATCAATTTGTACTTTGACACGGTTACAGTCCGGTTTCTAAATCTATCAAAAAAGCCCAAGCCTTTATCACCTCCTTAAATCAGATTCATGTAGTCCTCATAATGTCGTTCCAAGCATATGTAAGCATCAAGAAGAGATGCTACACCGTCAATTCTGCGCCTTTGATTGCTCGCTTTAATTAGTGAAATATTGTTGTTTTTGTCCACATCAATAGCAGCATTTGAGAGATTCCATTTCAGTATCGGGTTGTTGTTGTAATTGATTTTCTTGGCTTCTAAGTCAGCAGCAAAGGTTTTCATTGGCGAACTCATAGTTTTCTTGCCTTGAATTATCGGCTCAGTTGAATCCTTCCCAAAGTTTTGTTTTAGCTCATCGACTATGTAAACACTGTTCCAACTGTCATAGCCGATTTTAAAAATGTAAATGTCTAACTCGTTTTGCACTTCCAAAAACCAACTTGTAACATCTTTATAATTAATTTTGTTGCCTTCACTAAGTCTTAATAAGCCTTGTTCGTACCATACATCATAAGGAATTTTATCTTCCCTAACCCGTAAATCTAGCAAGTCAGAAGGTAGCCAGTACATTTGCTTTACATAAAGAGTCGCATCGTCTGGAACTCTAAAAATTACAGTCGCACAAGTTAAGTCTGTTGTTTCGGACAAGTCCAAGCCGCCTATGCAGTATCGAGGTTTTAGTTCCTTAATGTCAAAAGTGGCCGTGTTGTTAAGCTGTTCGTATGTCAGCCAACTTTCCGTGGAGGTCTCGCGTATATTAAATTCTTTACATACAAAGTTTTTTTCTAGCTTTGGGTTATCAGCAACTCTTTCGGCTTTGTCCTGCAATGCTCTTAATTTCTTTATAGTTCCTAAGCCAGGGTTTGCTTTTACCCAGTTGTTTGCATCCCGCCATTCAGATTTTTTATCTAGCTCATAAATAAAAAACAAAGTTCTATCATCAATCTCGTTTCCTAATTTCATATTATTAAATTGTATCTCTGCTTCTTCATATATTTCATCAAATATATCTTCGCGGATTGTTCCAGCTGTGGATGTCATTATGATTAACGGCTGTTCTCTGGCCGTAATACCGTCGGCCATAATGTTATACAAGGCTCTGCCATTTTTCCACTGATGCCACTCATCCATGATTACTACATGGATGTTTAACCCGTCTAAGCTGTCCGCATCAGAGGCCAAAGCTTTGAAAACTCCATCATTAAAATCAGAAAATATATCATATGTCAGCGTTCTTATCCTTTTTCTAAGAGCAGGTGATTTGTTGACCATCCGCTTGGCTTCTTGCCATACGATTTTAGCCTGATCACGCTTAGTAGCCACTGCGTATATCTCGGGGCCGCCCTCGCCGTCTCCGACAAGTCCGTATAACCCCATGACAGAGTCTAGTAAGGATTTCCCATTCTTTTTTC